CCGCGCACTAGGCGAAGTATTCCCTATGCCTATACGGCCACTCGCATCAACAAACAACCGCCCCGTGCCATTAGTCGAGATGGCTACTTGGTCTGTGCCGGGTGAATAAATGCCGTTATCTGTGGTGCCAACAGAAACAGATGGTGCGGCTGCAGAACCAGAAGCAAAAACACCTGATGTAATTGTTGCTACACCGCCAGTAATGTTAGTGAATGTTCCGAAAGTGAATTGTGCAGTAGTTCCAGTAACAGTATTCCCAGAGACTGTTTGTCCTCGAACAATGTTTCCAGAGATAGTGCCAGTAACAGTAATATTTCCGCTAAACGTCGGGTTTTGTACTAACCCAGAAATAGAAACACTTTTATCAATACCACCATCGGTAAAGGTAATGGTATCTACTTTGATAATCCCGTAAGCCATTTTGTTGTCTCTTTTTGTCTATTTTAACCGAAGAATTAAGGCAAAATCACTAAGGGACCTTGGATAATAAATCCACCAGTACCACCAGATACAACACCAGAACATACAATTGCAGGCGTTGGCCCAGATGGAGTTGTTACATTCAGTGTGCTGCCTGTGATATTTACAAAGGCACCGGTTGTAAACGTAGCCGTTACACCTGTTGTCGTAGTGCCAGTAAGAGAAATAAACGAGCCACTGGTGAATTTTGCTGTAACACCCGTCGTTGTGGTTCCGGTTAAAGATGTGAAACCACCCGTTGTAAAGGTTGCTGTTACACCGCTTGTTGTAGTCCCTGTTAAGTAAGTAAAAGATCCTGTAGTAAACGTAGCTGTTACGCCGGTTGTCGTTGTTCCGGTTAAAGAAACAAAAGAACCCGTCGTTGCACTGACAGTTGTTCCGGTAATTGTGGTTCCGCTTAGCGTTCCAGTAATTTGCACACCAGAAGCAAAGAAGCCTGAACCTAATACGTTCAGGTCACCAGAAACAGTAGTGTTTGTGAAGGAAAGGTTGGTGGCCGCAAGAGTGCCAAAAACACCGGTCGTTGCGTTTACTGTTGTCCCTGTAATTGTTGCACCGCTGAGATTAACAAAAACACCCGAAGTGCCTTGAATAGTATCACCTGTGACAGTAGCACCTGAAATACTTGTAGTGAATACACCTGCAATGCCAGTCAGATTTGTAAATGCACCTGTATTACCTGTAATAAGTAAACCAGAAACACGGGTTGTAAAAGTGCCTGTTGCTCCGGTCAACGAAGTGAACGCACCAATATTACCTGTGACAGTTGCGCCAGAAACATTGGCGCTGAAGGTACCTGATACGGAATTAACAACGCTAAAGATGCCAGACGCGCCTGTAATCGTCGTAGCAGAAACGCGACTATTAAATACGCCAGAAACACCAGAAACAATTGTTGCAGCTACGGTATTGCCAGTGACTGTTGTACCAGAAACATTGGTAAACGTCCCGGACACACCAGTAAGTGTCGTAAATTGTGCCGTATTTCCAGTAATAAGTGCGCCAGATAAAACTTGGGTGAATACACCAGAAACACCAGTTACATTTCCAAATTCTCCTGTATTACCTGTAACGGTTGCACCAGAAACTCGTGTTGTAAATGTGCCAGAAACTCCTGTTGTATTTGAAGCTAGTAACGTATTACCGGTAATTGTGGAACCAGAGAGCTGGGTTGTGAAGACACCAGAAACACCTGATACGGTTGTGAAAACAGCAGTCGTTCCTGTAACTATTGTTCCAGATAAAGTGCCAGTGACTTGAACATCATTACTAAATTGACCAAGGCCAGTGACTGTTAATCCACTAGCAACGGATAAATTCCCACTGACATTAAGAACTGGAGTACTGAGCGTTTGGAAAGAACCCGTGGTTGCCGCAACAGTTGTTCCAGTGATCGTTATACCGCTCAGGTTAGTGAAGACACCAGATGCTGACCTGACTTGATCACCGGTAATGGTTGCGCCAGAAACTTGGGTACTAAAATTACCAGAAACAAAGTTTGCTGTTGCACCTGTCGCAGTTGTAACTGTTGCCGTTACAGCGTTGAGATTAGTTCCTTGTACGTTGGTTCCAGTAATTGTTGCTCCACTGACTGTTCCACTAACAATTGCATTGTTTTGAACAACAATGCCACTGAACGTACTTAAACCAGATGCTGTAATAGTGTTGAAAACACTGGAGCCAGTAACCGTCAGGTCTCCAGAAATCGTGACGTTTCCACTAAATGTTGCTCCACTAATAGGAGCGTAATAAACATTGAGATATTCTCTAAACTCTGTAAAAGTTATCTTTTTATTGCGCAGAGTGGGGTCGACCTCGAAAACATGGACCAGCGTAAGCAAGTCCTGATCGATAATATCGGCCCCATTAATGGCTGGAAATTCCGTGATTCTACGGTTTGCCACCTATTGTATTGCGCAATTCTTTCTTCAATTATACGCCCGCTTATTTATCGCACCTTAATCTCAATCTTTGGAAGAGCATTGGAAACAAAACTCCAAGACCATTGAATTCCTGTTACAATACCGCAAGAAATTAGGAGAACAATCAACAGTTCTGCAACGGTTAGGTTACGACGGAGATAAATGACCTTTGGTGCCTGCTGAGACTGCATACTTTGCTGAGCAAAGGCTTGCTGAATGGCAAGTTCCCTTGCACGCGCTTTCATCTCTGCGAGTTGTTCCAGGGTGATCTGCCCTTCCATTGGCTGCTGAACCGGAGATTGGCTCGGTGGAATCTGTTCTTCCATGGTTGTAATCCTATCTTCAAAAACGTTAGCATCTTATTAGTGCGTTTGTTGCTATGGCCTACGGAATTCGTAAAGGTCTAGAAGATATTGCTGCTGAACTCAAGGGAATCAGGAACATCTTGGCATCCATGTGGCACAGCAGGTATGAAAATGGAGAGACTGATGTCCTGAATCCAGAGGCTTTTGCCGATGAGTATATCTCAACGGAAGAATGCGCTCGTCGTTTGAATGTATCAGATCAGACTTTGCGGAATTGGATTGCTGTTGGAAAAACAAAACCAGATAAGGGCTGGGTTGAAGGCATCCATTACATCAACGCCTCTCCCATGACCAATAAAAAAGCTGTTATCCGCATCCCCTGGAACGCGCTGGTTCGATCCTTCGCAAAGAATAGGGAGATATGCGCTGCTGATCACCGCGATCCACGAATGTACAAAACCAAAACCGCAGATCAGGTGATGGAAGATGGCGCACCGATTTAGTACTGTCGATATCCCAAGCGTTACTATCGATAACGTCACTGAGACATTACCTGAATCAATAAGGCTTCAGGTGGAAATGTTCTTGCCTCCAGAAGGTTCTTTTGATGATGGGTGCCTGCAAAGATACCTTGAAATCTTAAGGCAGTATGAAGAAGAGGATGAAAATTCTCACATGACGCTGGCGAATCGTTTGCGTCTAGCGTTCCAGGATTCATTACCTGATACGATCTGTGGTAAGTTTCCACAAGCCGAGCTTCCCCTGAAACGACGGTTGCGCTGTGTAGCTGAGTATTTAATTCGATCGGGGGAATTAGATAAAGTCAAAGATAAAAATGGAAACCTTGTCAAAAAACGTGGCATATTAGGTAAGATGGTTGTCTTGTATAAACCAACTGACAAGCTCATCGAGTCTTTAGTTCGCCAAAAATTAATTGAAAAATGAACCGACGTGAAAAACTAATTGCTTCAGTCGTTGGCCCAGAGCTGGACGAGACTAAAACTCGCATGCTTGACGCAACAATCAAGTTAATTCTTGGTGATATGGGTCAGCAGTACTTCAAACTCTGGGAGGTCGAAGGGCCAGGTATCATGGTTTTCCAACCAGAGAACAAAGAACGCTCTATGTTCTTTTGGACTCTAAAGGAAATTCACTCTGCCCAAGAGGAGTGTGAGCGTGGGAACGATGGTGATATGGCTGAAACGTTTCGTCGAATCCTATCCGCTGCACAAAAGATTGATCCTACGGAAAAAGCAGGTTATGTCATCAATGATGCAGAGGGCATTCGTTATTTCGAAATCGATTACAACCATGTGTCGGAGAAGTAATGGGACTCCAACATATCAGTAGTCACGTCGAAGGTCGTGAGTATGTGACGTGCCAAGATTTGGTGACGGCTGCCCATGAGTTATTGGGTGGAATTGATCTGGATGTTGCCAGCTCTGACTTTGCCAACACGTATGTGGAAGCAACAAAATACTACACACCTAGCAAGGATGGGTTGAATGTTCAACCTTGGTATGGAAGTGTCTATCTCTTTCCTCCTTCCGGGGCTTATTTCTGGGATAAGAAGAGGCAACGCTGGAAGATGACACGGACATCATCTCCGACATTGATGTCGTCCCATGCTGTCTGGTTTAACCGCTTATACAAGGAATGGCTTGCAGGAGAAGTGAAGCAAGGTCTTTTCTTTACAAACTGTACGGACATGATCCGCTATGACCCGCGAATCTTTAATTTTCCTATTTGTATCTTGAAAACTCCGCCAACTTTGGTAATGAGAACCAGTGAAGGTGTAGGCAAACACAAGACGTGCACTTCTTTGATTGTCTATCTTCCTCCCGTTGACGACACGTCATCGGCAACCGAAAGATTTATCGACATTTACGAGGAAAAAGGGCACATTCTCAAATGAGTTACGTATACTAAAGGACGATTGAACAAGGTTATGAGCGTCCTTGCCGACTGGGAAATCAAAAAACTTGCAGAAGAAAAGGAGATGATTTCTCCTTTTGTTGATCGGTTGGTTAGCAAAGAAAACGGAAAAAAATTACTGAGCTATGGACTTGGTTCGTATGGGTATGACATCCGGTTGTCACCAGAGCAGTGTCTGATCTTTGGTAAAGTACAGGCCGGTGATTGTGACCCAAAGGATTTTGATCCCAGTATCTTGAAACCAACTGAGCTTTTGGAGGATGAACGTGGCAAATACTTCTTGTTGCCACCTTATGGATACTGTCTTGGTGTCGCAATGGAGCGTCTCAAGCTACCTCGGGATGTCACTGTTGTTGCAGTCGGTAAATCAACGTATGCTCGTTCCGGAATCCTCGTGAATATTACGCCTGCCGAGGCAATGTGGGAAGGTTATCTGACGTTAGAAATCAGCAACTGCACTGGACTCTTTAATCGCATTTATGCGAATGAAGGTATTACTCAATTGTTGTTCTATCGCGGTAACCCCTGCGCTGTCAGCTATCAAGATCGGAAGGGTAAATACCAGGATCAACCTGCAGAGGTTGTGTTTTCTCAGGTTTAATTAAAAGGACGACCGGATCTGGGTTGTGGTTTGTCGGCATAGTTTGTGCCACCACCTCGGCCCATCCTGTCTCCCATGCTTGGAAATTCTGTTCCATCAAGCACGGATGGGTTCCTAGGCGTCCGTCCACGAATCGTTGGTTCTGCAATACCAGCTCTTTGTTTGTATGCACCAGCGGTCTTGGCCGCTCTCATGAATTTGGCTACACGCCTTTGTTTATCGTTGATTGATTCAACAGATCTTCGATTGTCTTCATCGACACGACGAAGGTCTGTGTCGTAAATGCGTTCAGGGTTAAGATCAGTTACTTCTGTACCAGAGGATGCGGCATCCTGGCGGGGATCGTAAGTGGGATTAAAGAAACTTGCCATAGTATCATTGTAAAAGGAGCAAATCAATCTCGGATATCATGTATCACAACTCCGCCGCTGGTTTTCTAGACGCATTTGTACAAGACGAAGTCAAATGTCGTTGTCTTGATGAAGAAACATTTGGTGCACCCATTGCCAATGAAGAGAATGATGTGCCACTATATGATATGTATAATCGCGGGTTAGTAGCATGCGAACAGGGGCTCGAAAGGAATCCGTTGAATCTCGAGGGAGCACGTCCTGGAACGACGGGTTACATTCCTTCGATGGAGGAGGGATTGGCGATGGGGGCATCACCGAAACCCAAAGCACTGGTCTTGGAATTGGAGGGACCGGACGAGGAGATGATGGAGGAGTCGCTCAAACGTCGTGGTTTGCGCCGGTAGAGGAAGTAAGTGACTGCCCAGGTGGCGTGTGTCCTGTGCCCTGGGCCACTAAAGAAGAGTCTCCCGTGATCCAGGGGGACACTATAAATCACCCCTCGCATTACACCGATGGGGGCATCGAATGCATCGAAGCCATTGAGGCGGCTTTAACCAACGAAGAATTCCGTGGGTACTGCAAGGGAAATTGCATGAAGTATATTTGGCGTGAGAAGCATAAAGGCGGGACAGAATCACTGAAGAAAGCACAGTGGTACCTCGATCGTCTTATTCAACTTGACGAGTCTCAGAAGGGCTGAAGATCATCTTCATCGTCGTCCTCGTCGTCGTATGCATATGCGGCGGCGAGTTCAGCCAACTCAAGTTCAGTGGGATGATCCCAATCTAGTTCGATGTGTTCAGACGCAAGGATGTCTTTAAGTGCATACCATTCCATCATGCGTTGATGATAAAGAGTAAGAAGAGTAAACCTTAATTCTTCCCATGTCATCTCTTGGGACTGAAGATCAGCCTTGCGCATAGCAAATTGAAGTTCCAGTGGAAGCTCAAATTCCCGTGGTTCAACTGATCGCTCCATTCCGCTCTGCATGTCTCTGATGCAACTATTCTAATCCTAGAGGTTAAAGAT